CTGAAATTACCCGCGAATTTAACAATCGACGCCATAAAGACATTTCCCTTAAAACGTCTTACCTCTCCAAAAACGAAGTCGCGGCTCGTTATGAATTACGTGAAATGTTAGACGGTGAATTAGAGGTTGATACAGCCACTCATTATGATGATCGGATCAATAACCTTTTAGACAATATCGGTGTTGATTTACTGGATGTGCTTTGTTGCGGTGAGGCCGAAAGATTTGTTTGTCGTTTAAATAATGTCTTCACCGCTGAGTCTTACATGTGGACAGTAATCCCCAATTCTACAGGACGATTTAATTATCAATATTCAGCCAACCTTTACGCTGACGGTGAGCATGCAGGGATCATTGCTTGGGGCGGAAAAAACTTAGGCTGTTATGTCTCTTTTATGGGGCTAGGTTGTGATGCGTTAGATATGGCTCGTGTGTATAACGAAATCAAAAATATACCGGCTATCAAAATTACCCGCATCGATTTAGCTCACGATGACTTCGCAGGGAAGCGCTCGATTAATGTCGCAAGAAAGTATGCAAAACAGGGGGGCTTCTGCTCTGGTGGTCGTCCTGCTTCATACATGTATATCGAGTCTGGTCATTTAAACAAAAAAATTCAAAGTGAATTGAAAAAACAATACAAATTCATTCCTGATAAGGGACGCTCTTTGTATGTCGGCTCTCGTCAATCAGGCAAGTTATTACGTGTGTATGAGAAAGGTATCCAGATGGGCGACCCAAACGATAAATGGGTACGTTGGGAATTAGAGCTTCATTCTAGCCAACGGATTATTCCACTGGATACCATGATTAAGCCCAGTGAATATCTTGCGGGTGCATATCCTGCGTTAGCTTTCTTAAATGAAGAGCAGAACGTGATTAAGACCACGATTAAAAAAGCCCGTATGAGCATTGACCGTATTATTGAAAACCAAGTGATTAGCACCCGTAAAGCTATCAACATGATGCGTGTACTTTGCGATATGTCAGATAACCAAATAATAGATAAATTCTTATCAGGTGTTGTTGAGCCCTATAGCAAAGCTTGGCTGCCCCAAAGGTTATCTATATCGATAACCGAACAGGAATACCTGAACCAAATTCAATTACAAAGTAATGAAGAAAACCAAATTCTAACCACCTAAACGATAACAGGAAATTACTATGTCTACTTTAAAAAACATCACACTTTTAAGCGTTAAATTTGGCTCTGGTACGAGTAACAAATCAGGCCAACCTAAGCCGTATAAATTCGCTAACGTTACTTACCTGAAAGCGGCTAAAGATTTCATCAATGACCAACATAATATTCAAATGGCAGGTTTTGAAGTGCAAGAAGTCAACATGGCGTTTGATATTGGCCTGTTCAATGAGTTCAAAGCGAACTGCCCATTTCTTCAACCGATTAACCTGATGTTAGATGCTGATCCAGAAAACCCAGCACGTAACATTGTTTCGGGTTTTGAAGCCGTAGGTAAGTAAATCATGTCTAAATCAACGGTTCCTTTTTATGAAGCAACATTAAGGGTTACCTCGAAAGTTGTCAGTGATACACCGTTTAACTGTGTATGCGGATGGCAAGGAATAGCGGTTGATTTAGCCATTTCCAATGATTTAAGTTGTTGCCCTAAATGCGCTAATTTAGATATTCGACCTGACTTGGAGCATTTTGCTTTTCGCGTTTGTTCTTTGTACTTGGAAGAATTCATTTTTGGAAGTAGGAAGTATCAACATGATGACTGTTGAACAATATGATTTTTTAATACAAATGATAGCGCTCGGTCTGATGCTCATTTCTTTTTATTCGGGTATTAAATTGGGGTATTCAAAATGATGGCGCCTTATCTTTTAAATATCATGTCGACAGACCTTGGTATCGCGGTGTCTTTATCATCGTTTGTTTTACTGTTTTTATTCCTTGGCTACTTAGCCATAAACAAGGGTTGGTGATTATGATTGACCCTGCAATTTCTTCCCTGATGGGTAGCTGTTTTTTAATCTGGCTTACTGGTTTTGGGATAGGAAAAACGTGGTCTTTTTTTGAGACCATTTACAAAAAAGCTACTGGTACTCATTAGCTTTCACTTTTAACTTACTGCGGTGACGCACGAGGATTTTTATAATGAATAAATCACAAATGTTTTTAGGCTCTGCAATTGCGCTTGGCTCTGCAATGATTTCGGGTGTCGCTAACGCGGCTTTAGATGGTACGGCTGTGACTTCTTTGGAAACCGAAGTACTTGCCGATGTTGCAACGGCATCTGGCTCTGGCTTTACCGTTTTTACGGTGGTTATTGCTACAACAGTAGGCTTTTCATTGTTAAGCAAGTTTATTAATAAAGGCGCTAATGGCTAAGTTCTAACCTTAGTTCGTTAGTGGTTGGTGGTGGGGGCGCTTGTCGTTCCCCCACTGACCGATAACGAAATATGCTTCGAGGTAATTCACATGGTCAAACTCGTCATTTTTCTCTTTACGCTTTTCATGACAACATCAACATTTGCTGTAACGTTCAAACCCATAGGTAAAGCCAAATACTTCCCGCCTGTCCCTTATTCTAATGCGGCCATGAATGCAGGTAAAATTCGTGGTGCTGTTACGATTGGTGAAGCTTTCGCCATTGCTAAAATTAAACCTATGTCAGCTTTAGGTGTAGCTAAACAATTAGCCAAGAGACATCCTTACACTTTAGCCGCTATGTTAGCTTATGGTTATTTTGAAGATGATATTGGTCAATGGATGGCTTCACCCCAAACCGATAATTTATTGACAAAATCCCCAAAAATTGAACAAATAGACGGTGTGACAGGTGTTGATAACATTGGTTATGAATATTTGGTTGGTCAAGAGCATACTAGCCTTGATGTAGATGCACTTTGTAAAACTGTATTTTTCGAAACTGATTTACGCAGAAACGTGTCGGGTGCTTGGGAAACTCTTTCTGTACAAGATACAGCTAAGACATATGGCGCAACGTGTAGTTATGACCATTGGGACAATTGGGGCGGTCCTCATTATGTTCAAACGATGAAGCCTAGAATAATGATTGCTTATACAGATACTATGGTGGTTAGAAGCTGTCCCCCTGATGGGTTTTCATCTTATGTTATTCCTGTTAATAATGCTGATGGAACTATAAGCGCTTGTACCTCACACGAAGCGCAAGAAGCAACAAAACCACAAATCTTACCTATGGAAAGTGCCGCTGATAGTATGGGCGATAGTGTCATGGATGGTATGCAACAAACCGACCCTGCAACACAAACTCAAGCTGATACGTGGGAGCCTTATGTAGACCCTGCAACGGGTAATGTTGAACCAGAATTTATTTCCTCTTATAACATTCCTGATGTTTCTCCTGAATTCAATGAAATGCTTAAAAGTGTGGCCAGTGGTAACGCACAAACAACCGACCCGTTAGCCGCTAATTATGTTGACCCTGCGATGCTTAACGCGACGCAAACAGCTGTTACGCAAGCGATGAATGACTCGCCATTTATTGACCCAACCACGGATTCCATTGTTGAACCGACAACTTCCACGGAAGGAGCCGCAACACCTGAAACCATTCCAACGGGTGCTTCAGATTCACCGATAAATATCACCATCGAAATGCCTGAAGATGACACGATTTCGCAAACAGAATATGAGGCGTCTAATGCGGCCTTCTTTAAACAAATGACAGATGCAGCGGCCAATTCTCAAACCACAGTTGATACCAATATTGAAGAGATGAAAACTCAAGATTCTGATTTCATTGATAGCCTTACGCCTGATGTTGTAGAAGCAGGGGGAATTCCTGATTTTCCTTCTATCGCAAACCTTTGGCAAATTGGTGGAGGTGCTTGTATTGCGTATACCTCTGAATCATCTATTGCAGGGCAAACACGCGTTATTACCTACGACAAACATTGCCCAACCTACAATTCAGTGGTTCATCCCTTATTGGTGTGGTTTCTCTATGTCTCAACCGCTTTATATATTATTCATTTAGCGGGTCGTACCTTTAAATCAACGGTGAGTTAAGGAGAAAATCATGGGCATTATCGTTACCTTTTTTACCACCATGTTTGGCGGCCTGACCTCCCTCATTGGTTTGTTCTTAGCGAGAAAGGCGACTTTTTCACTCGCTTATATTGTTATCTATATTGCCTTAACGGGCTTATTCATTGCGTCCATTGATTCATTAATCGCAGGGGTCTCTAACTCAGTTCCTGCTAATGGTTTATTGAATGCGGGTTTATCGCTCTTACCGTCAAATGCAGGTCAATGTATCGGGGCAATCTCCGCGGCTCATATCGCGTCTTATTTGTTTGTAATGAAAAACAAATTGTTAAATTTAAAAGTTAAGTCTTAACTGACATAAGGAAATAATCATGGCAGCATTTTTTGAGGGCTCTCGGGGCTCAGGTAAATCTAAATACTCCGTTGAACGTATGCAAAATCGATTGAAATCTGGTCGGGCTGTTGCCACTAACTTGGATTTGTTTCTAGATAAGCTCATGCCTGATAATCCAAAAGCGCATTATGTGAGATTACCTGATTTTCCACGCTCAAGCGATTTGCTCATACTTGATAATGCTTATCCAGAACTCGACCATGACGACCCAAAAACTTACGATGATTC